GGTTAGCTGCCTAGGAAAGGGAACAGTATGACAGAATTTGAGAAGGCCGATACCAACGGTAACGGATACATTAATAAGGCTGAGTGGCCTTTGCCACCACAATAAGGAGAAATATTTATGAGTTATAATCTAAGCCAGCGCTCTTTAAATAAACTAGAAGGCGTTGATCCTAGTCTTGTAGCCGTTGTTAAACGAGCTATCGAATTAACTAAAGTAGACTTTGGTGTAGTTTATGGTATGCGTACCATAGAAGAACAAGAAAAGCTTGTTGCTGCAGGTAAGTCTCAAACAATGAAATCAAAACACCTAGAAGGTCGTGCAGTAGATCTTATGGCCTATGTAGATGGTAAAGGATGTTGGGAACTCAATGTCTATGACGATCTTTGCGATGCCATGAAGGCTGCTGCTGAAGAACTAGGAGTAGCAATCAAGTGGGGTGCTGCTTGGTCAGAGGGTGATATTAGAGGCTATCCAGGAACAGCAGAAGATGCTATGATGGCCTATGTTGACCTCAGACGCTCACAAGGGCGTAGACCATTTATAGATGGACCTCATTTTGAGCTTATCTAAGGTAAACAAAATGGCACAAACTATAGTTGATGATTGGAAAGTTATCCCCAGACTAATGATGCTGGCAGTAACAGTTTTAACATATCAGGCAGTCCATTGGTATATGGCGCTCCCAGACCCCACTGTACAACAGAGCGGATTGGTTTCTGTTTGCATGGGAGCCTTAACAGGTTGTTTTGGTATTTGGATGAGTAAAGAATCTAAAACTACAGTAACGCCTATGTCAACGGTACAAGAGGAGAAATACTCCAAATGATACAAGCATTAATTGGGCCAATTGCCGAACTAGCAGGAGGTTGGCTTAAAGGTAAAGCAAGCGCACAAGCCGCAGCTGTAAACCTTAAGCTAGTCGAGGCCGAAGCTAAAGCCACCATAATGAAGTCAGCAGCTACATCTGAGGCTGACTGGGAAAGAATTATGGCGGAAGGCTCTAAGGAGAGCTGGAAAGACGAATGGTTAACAATACTTTTCTCTGTCCCGCTTATCCTAGCTTTCTTTGGTGATTGGGGTAGAATTATTGTAGAACAAGGCTTTGCAGCTCTAGAAGTAATGCCAACGTGGTATCAATACACTCTTGGTGTAATTGTTAGTGCTAGCTTTGGTGTTCGTTCTGCAACCAAGTTCTTTGGTAAAAAGTAATAAGTAATTTTTAATTGTAGATGAAAGGAAAGTAAAATGTTTGTAGCAATCTTATTAGTCTGCAATTTAGAAACAGAGACTTGTGAAGTAGTTAGTCAAAAACAAATGCTAAAGACTGAAGAACAATGCTATGTTCAACTAGGCCTTGGTATGAATTACTTCGAAGATCTGGGTTATGAAGTTCCCGTATATCGATGTTTACGGCTAATTGAAGAATACGAAAAGGCATAAGTGTGTCTAAAAATAAATACGGACCCCTTATGATATAGAATCGGGACAGACTTTCAAGTCTGACAGTCCCTTAAGGTGGGGTGGGTCATAGAACTCACCCTGCTGCTTATTTTTATACTTTTCAAAATAGGGTCCCCTTATGACCCCGGGGCCTTCCCCAATGTATTTATAAATATATTTAAGGATAATATTATTATTGGGTATCCTTTAATATATTAATATTACAACAACAACATAAAGGGCTTATAGCCTATTAACCAAATTAATGAGGTAATAATATGGCTCTAGTTAAGACAGCAGCTAATACTTTTAAGCGTGGGGTAGAAACTCCTAGCGCTTCCTATATGTCTATGAAGCCTTTGTGGAAGAAAGCTCGTGCTGTACTTCAGGGTGAAGCTCACTCTAAGGCACATGATGAGTATGTTGAACGTGATTACTCTAATCTCCTTCTACCATTCTCTCCCAGCATGACTCAACAACAATATGATTTTTATAAGTCTGAGGCAGAACTACCTGGGCTAACTACCCAGTATGCCCGTGTGCTAATCTCTGCTTTACTACGTAAACAATCACAACTAACACTACCAGAAGAACTTGGTGAAGATGCCTATAACTGGATCACCAAAGATATGACCCTTGATGGTGCATCCTTATTTAACTTTCTAGATTCGGCTATCTGGGAAGAACTACAAACCTCTCGTGCTTGGGTTTATATTGATAGACCTACAGTATCGGATAACGAATTAGAAATGATGTCGCCCGAAGAGCGTATGACTATTTCTCCGTATCCTGTATTGATTAAAGCTGAAAACGTTATTAACGTACAGATCAAAACCCACCCTGTAACTCGAATTAAAACTCTTACCCGTTGGGTAACTCGCTACATTACCGAAGAGTATGATAACGATAATCCTTGGCATCCTAACTATATTGATACTGTTTGTGATCATTATTTGGATGAAGGCGGTATGTTGGTGTTAGATTACTATCGTAAAGAATCAGGCTCCCATCAAGTAAGCGCTATTAACGGTGTTATCGAGCAGGAATACGAAGATTCTGCGGATGGGGGCTTTGTACTATACGATACAGTTTATCCAATGAAGTTTGGTCAACGTCTACAGCGTATTCCAGCCTTTCCTCTAAATGGTCAGATAGAACCTATTGAGCCAGTACTAATGCCTCTTATTGACAGAGAGGTATCGCTTTACAACAAGGTATCTCGCCGCAACCACCTACTATACGGAGCGGCAACCTATACACCAGTTGTACAGTCTGATATGACTGATGAAGAGTTTGAAGAGCTAGTTAATGCTGGTCTTGGAACGTGGCTACGTGTTCGTAAGGATGAGTCGATTACAGTCCTGGAAACTCCTACTGGTGCCTTAGCTGATATGGATCGTGCTATTGAGGCTACCGTTGCTGAAATGGCTAAGATGGGTATTCGCATGTTATCCCCGGAACAAGCAGCTTCAGGTGTAGCTTTAGAAATACGGAACGCTTCGCAAACTGCTCAACTAGGTACTATGAATGCTAAGATCTCCAGCAGTATGCAAGAAATTCTAGCCTTCATGATTAATTGGAAATATGATACTGATTACACTGGTAACGATATACAATTCCAGCTTTCTTCTGACTTTGCCGCCACGGTCGGCGGAGAGGGTGCAATGCGTCTTGTCTCAGAATGGTACCAAAGTGGTATTATTTCCCGTGAGACTTGGGTCAATATTGCAAAGTACAACGACTTTTTACCTGCTGATTACAATGATGATGAAGCCATTGAGTCTATTCAGACTGACCCGCTAGTCAATCAAACTCCTAATGAGGAAATCAGCCTAGACGAAGAATAACTATTAAGGTCTCCCCTTCGGGGGAGGCTTTCTCACTATCCACGAATTATAGTAATGGAGAGACTGATGTCTATTAACGAAAAAATTTTTGACAGGATTGTTGACCATGCTGGTGACGTCCGACTATACGAGAATGGCGTTCAAAAGGGAAACCGAACCATTCTTAAAAAGCATAGAAATAACTTGAGAGGTCTCCTAAAAGGGGATATTAGAGCTGATGTAAAACTAGAAGTAACACGCTTTACAAAAGAACTCCAGGCTCACAATACAAAGAGCTTGTCTGAGTTCTCCAACTCGCAGAGGATCTTTCACAAGAACAACCTTGATGCCGAAATTCGGAAGTTTTATAGAACACAAAAACCTACAACTACTGGGCTTTTGGAGGAAATAACTGGACCGCAAATAAAGGGCATAAGTACACTAAAAGGTAATATGAAGAATATTGGCTCTGGTGAGCTAGTTCGTATACAATCAAAAGTTAAGGCCGGTCTTGCTAAGGGGCTTACCCCGGATGTAATTATTCAAGATGTAATGAAAACTACTAAAATAACTGAGCATCAAGCAAGAACCTTAACAAGGACATCTATCACATCTACTCAAACTAGTGCTATGAATCAAGTGATGAAGGCTAATGAGGAGGTTCTTGAGGGGTATATGTTTACCGCTATACTAGATGGAAAAACAAGCCCTATATGCGCCCATCACAATGGTCAAGTATATAAGATTGATGATAAACGATTTCAACCACCCTTACATTGGAACTGCCGTTCAACTATGGTTCCGGTAGTAAAGTCTAAAGATGACCTACAACAAATAAAGTCTAAAAACATTAAGAGTCGCAATCTCGACAAGATGCAGAGTGCAGACCTAACAGGCACACCTTCAAAAGTTAAGACCTATAGTGACTGGCTACGTCGACAACACACTGATACTCAGGCTAAAATGCTAGGTGGAGAACGCCAAGCTTCTTTGTTTCAGAGAGGATTGTTAAAGGCTAATGAGTTCATATCCCCCGAGGGGAAGGCCTTAAGTATCCGTGGTTTAATGCGCCGTGCTAACACAACTGTTAGACGCCCTACAGCCACTAATATTTCTAACACCACACTCCGCTTTAATACCCCAGACCAGCTAATGTCTTCTAAGACAAATACGGCTGCTCTTAAAGATTTCTTTAAGGGGGATGCTGCAGAAAATGCTCAGGCCTTATCTTTGGTAGACTACAAGGGCAACTCTTTAGCCCAGAAACAAAGCTCTAGACGCTACTTTAAAACAGACCGTAATGGTTCTGCCTTTAGTTCTGACGGTACTGATTACAACTCTGGACCTTATAAGCACTTACAGGCCCCTGACCCTGAATTCCTTCAGGAAAGGTTGGCTATGCTATCTTATGAGAAATATGGACTTTCCTCTGCGCAACAGTCGTACATTACTCGCTTTGTAAATGACTTAGACAAAGACTTGTCAGTAAACCAAAGAGCGGCTATAACGGATGTTATGCGTCAAACTTTTTCCCGTGTTAATAAAACAGGAGAAGAATGGGGACAACCTGTTTCAGTGTTTAGAAAGTTTATGCTTAACGCTGTACAAGACAACGGCACAACTTTGTTTAATCGTTCTGTTGAACGTGGAAGAATGTTTGGGCCAATTGGTGCTAGACTTAAAGACGACCCTGAAGTTTTTATTTTAAATAAAAAGTATACAATTTCCGAGATAGTTGATAGTCAAATTGCTGATAACCGCTATATAGAGACTTTTAGAGGTAAAGCTGGGGCTAAACTCGCTAGAAGAGCCTTCTATAATAGAACTGCTCCAATATCTGCGTATACTCAGCCAATTATCCAACGCTATCCCTCTCTTAAAAAGGCTAAGCAAGCACTTTTAGATAAGATTCCAGGCTATAAGCAATGGAAGGCGATTAACAAGTTTTTGGACCGTGGCCCTAGTGACTCTTGGATTACTCGCCAAATAGCCAAATACCGGGGGAATGCTCGTGAAATACTTGACGGTGAGTTTTTATTTGCCAGAGATCGTAAAAAGGCCATAGCCACTCTAAACGATAAAACAACTAAAGCCCTATCTAAATCTTTCGAAGCAATCGCTGCAGCAGATGGTGCCGACTATGATCAACTAGCAATTAAGATTGGTCAACTCTTTGATGATGAGTTAGGGAACTTAAACCCTTTCCGGTCTAAGACTCTTAAAGAATTTCACAAAGATGGTTCTCGTATTTTAGAAAGCTTAGAAAAGCAAAAAATTATAAGAACAGATGTTTTTAGGGACTCTGGTACGTCTGCACCTATTGACTTAATTACAGGAAGACCTGCGGCTGACAAAAGCCTCCGGGGAACTTCTGTGTTTAAACAGATACAGATTATTGACGGTGATTTAAGACAGCTTCAAATTGCCAATGCTAAATCTCGTGCGGCTAGGCGCTTTGGTGTTTACAAAGATCGTGATAAGGTCTATGCTCGTGCCGGGGAAAAAGAGTACTATGATGCTAGGGGCCGCAAGACTAAAATGCCCGTTGTATCTGAAAAGGTATACCCTGACTATGATCCTAAACAAATTGATCGTGATATGGCTCAAATGTTAAACCATGCCAACTCTGTAAAATATCAGGTTGATAATGACTTTTTTGATTTTGCCGAAGAGGTAATATACTTTAAAGCCAAACGTACTGGTGATGCTAAGTTACTTGAACAAAACGAATGGAAGAAGTTATTTATAGATGCTAGAGGTAATGATGGTCGTGGGGTACTTGCTACTGCCAAGTTTCATAGACAAAGAAATCAAGGTTTCTCAGTTGACGCCTCAATTGATTTCCGTGGGCGTGTTTATCACCGTGGATTACTAACCCCTACTAAGGGGGAGACTGTAAGACCATTTCTAAATACTGCCAAAGGTGTATCTGTTACACCAGACGCTGTAGAAGAGCTTATGACACAGATTGGTGCTGCCACGGGAAAGGCCACTGAGGTTCTTACCGTTAAGGGAAGACTAAATGCCTTTAAGGATATCGAACAAGATCTCTTAGAGCTTGGTAGCTATATGCTAGACAAGAAAGCACAAAGAGCAGGTCAGGTCAGAAAGTTTATTGCTAAAACACACCAAATGGGCTTAGATGATGAACATATCGGAAAAGTATCTAGGCTTGCTCTAGAATACACTCGTATATACCGCCATATGGATGGTAAAATGTACACTGATAAAGCTCGCTGGAGTCCGGCAGATATTAAAAAGCTTTCAAACTATAAAACTAAAATGATGATTGAGAACGATGCTAGTTCGTCTGGTGCTCAAATCATTGCGTTATCTACCCGAGACAAAGCAGCCGCTAACTTATCTAATGTTGTACAAACTAAAGAGAAGCAAAGGCTATACGATGAAATCGCTAAACTAACTGTTAATGATCCTGAGTTCCTTGCTATACCTGAGTTACAAGATCTAGACTTAGATTGGTCTGACCTAATGAAGGCAGCTAAGAACCAGAACATGGTAACTTTTTATGGTGCAGGTGACGCAACTAAAGCAGCTAACGTTGCTAATGAGTTTGCCAAAGTACTTGCCAAAAAGGGTAAAGTAACTATAGACTCTAAAGAGGTAGATAAGTTTAGAAAAGCCATAGATGCTAAAATTAGCTTCGAAATGGATAGAAAGAATTGGACACGCATAGACGAACTGCGTGATATCAAAAGAGATGTGGTTTTAGCCTCTAAACAAGGCAAACCTATTACCGAGTCCCTACATGACATTGCCAAGGCAGAGTTTAGGGATGGTGTAAAGAGTTCAGAAGACATGCACACATTCTTATATAAACTTCGTGATGAAACAGGCGACCTTGTAGGTACCCGTGTTTTTGAGAAGATATCTAAGATTATGTCCGGTCATCTCGAAGAACAAGTTCCTGTTACAGGTAAGTTCATTAAGTTTTGGAAAGATGTTGCGAAAGACTATGTTCGTGAATCTGAGTCGGTTGATATCCCTTGGGTAACATTCGATGGTAAAACAATGATGCAACGTTATCGTGTCAAGGAACAAGTAAGAATAGACTTTACAGACCCGATAACTGGGCAGAAAGTTTATAACATATACGAAGCACCTTCCCGTGACGGTAAGCTAATGTCAGAGCAATCTATACAAGATTCTGCTATTGGCTTGGGCGTTAACGGTAATCATAGTAATGATGCTGTGCTTGTAAGAAGATTCCACCTTTGGGGTAGAAAGAATAAAGTAGACACTGGAACTATCCACGATGCTTTCTTTACAAACTTAGGTGACGCAGTTACTGCGAAAGGCGCTTTACGTCAGTTGTATGCAGATGCACTGAGGGAAGGCACCATTGATAAGACTCTCAAAGCGATGAGACAGTCTGGTATGTCCAGGAGGACATATCGCAAATACCTACAACGAGCCAAGGATGATGGACTTCTGCAGTCTGGCCCCGATGCTCTATCATACAATGATATCCTAGCTCCTATTGAGGAGGGGAATAGCTGGTATGGTATTGGCCCATAATATTTGTAATAGCTATGGCCTAACGAATAAACCGTGTCTGTGACACAAATTTACATATATAACCCTAGCTGTGCTAGAGAGGATAAATCATGAGTGAAGAAAATATCGTAGAAAACGAAGAAGTGGTAGAAGCTCCCGTAGAGGAAACTACTGCTGAAAAAGTAGAAACCCCTGAACCCCCAAAGGATGACATTGAGGCTATTGTTGAACAACGTCTAGCCAAGATGAAAGCCAATATGGACCGGATGGCCTCAGAGCGAGATGAAGCTCTTAAACTAAAGGCTGATCTAGAGGCAAAAGCAAAAGAAGACACCATCGCCCGAATGAAGGAAGAAGGTAAACTTCAAGAAGCCCTAGAAATGGAACTTGCAGACGCTCGTGCTAAGTTGGCATCGTTTGAAGAACAGAATACAAAACTGTCTCGTGATAACGTACTAAACCAAGCACTTGCAGGTATGGAATTCCGTAACGAAAAATCCCGTGACATGGCTCGTAGAGAAATCGTAGAGCAGTTGGTCCAAAACGAAGAAGGGGCGTGGGTACACTCTACAGGTTCAGATATTCGTGACTATGTTGAAGCTTATGCTAAGTCCGAAGATAACTCATTCCTGTTCCGTGTTAAATCTAACTCGGGCGCAGGTACAGGCAATCCGGCTGGAGCGCCTTCAACCGATGTAGCAAAGTCCATTGGACAGATGACTACTCAAGAAATTCTAGCTCTTGCCGCAAAAGGTAAACTAGGTAACTTTAACCTATAAACTAATTACTATACTATTATAGCATTTTAAAGGAATAACTACAATGGCTATTACAAATACAGACTTCCAGAATATCGCTCTGGCAATCTCCGCTTACTCAGATGAGGCATACACAACTGCCAAGAAACTGAATGGCACAGGTATCGTTGCTGCTGACCAGCGTATCGACCTTTCTGGCGAATCTTTCATCGGTCAATTCCGTTGGTACAAGCCACTCTCAGCAACAGTAAACGTTGCTTCCTTGTCTTCTGCTACAGACGGTACATACACAGGTATGTCTACAGACGTTGCTGATTTTGTTAAGACTGTTCGTACCTTCGGTGCAGAGCAAGTTAACATGCAAGAAGTAGTTTCTAAAGCTGATGGCCTTGCTAAAATTGCTCGTGACTTTGCTGAAGTACGTGCGCAAGACGAACATGATGCCCTATTGAGCGTTCTCAAAGGTGTTTCTGCTCACGAAGTTAGCCTCGGCACAACTTCTGGCATCATTGACTTTGACACAGACGCAGACGCCTCCGGTGTTGGCTCCTTTGTAGACGTTAACGCTGCTGGCCTCCACGGCGCTGCTGCAACTGGCTCTTCTGACGCACGTAAACTCTTTGACTCCACTGCAATGGGCGCTGCCCGTGGTGAGCGTTTGTTCCGTTCTATCGGTGCTGCATTCAAAGATTACGAACCAGATTTCATGTACATGGTTACTTCGCCTGAAGTTATGGCTGAAATGCGTGCTGCCAACTTGGTTGACGAAACAACTGTTACTGAAGGTAACATTGAGTTCACAACAATCTTTGGTGGTAAATTCCGCTTGATTATGACTCGTGCAAATCAAGGTAACTTGAGCGCTGAAGCTGAAGTGAATGCTCAGTCTACAAAGACTACCTTCATCATCAAGCCAGGTACTGTAGCTTCTGCTGCTATGCCAATCCCAACACCTGTTGAAGTTGACCGTGCAGCGGCATCTTACATGGGTGGCGGTTCCACTAACGTTTGGTATCGCTGGGGCTACGCAATGCACCCAATGGGTTATGACTGGGCTGGCTCAACTACTGCCTTCTCAACTAACGCAACTATGGGCGCAGCCGCTTCGTATGCACGTAAAATGGACGCATTGAACTTGGGCATCCTGCCTATCTTCCACGCTTAATTATGATAAGAGAGTGAACTAATGGCACTTGTACTTAATACAAACAGTTATGTAGAAATAGCAGATGCTGATACATACTTTGAGACTCGTATTGACAGTGCCGAATGGACTTCTGCTACAGACGAGATCAAGGAGCAAGCTCTGGTTACTGCTAGTCAACTAGTAGATAATCATGCTTGGATTGGGTCTGCTGTTAGTTCCTCTCAGGCTTTAGCTTGGCCTCGTAAAAATGCTATCTATAATGATGATCGTTTAGGTCTTCAGGTTACAATAGCACAAAACGAAGTGCCAAGTCGTGTTAAAACCGCTGTCTATGAACAAGCATTACATTTAGTAAATAATGAGGATCTGCTGGCAGGTACTACTCAAACTTTTGAGAGTATCTCCGTAGGTTCCATTAGCCTTACTGATAGTAATAGCGATGTCACTAGAACCTCTATTTCCCCCTCTGTAGTTATGAAGCCGATTAGGCCCTTAATCCGCAGAGGCACTTCCGGGCCAGGCTCGGGGTGGTGGAGGGCAAATTAATGTCACTAAACGCTAAAATTCGTGCTGCTGTAGATAAAGCTTTTACAGCTGTAGGGGATTTAGTTGTTACTGGAACGCTTTCTTCTCGGAAGGTTTCTAGCTATGATTTTGCTAGTCGGAACGTAGTTTCTTCTGCCTCAACCTCTTCTGTAGAGGTTATTATACAGTCTACCAAAAAACCTTCTGGTGATGGGTTTACCGTAGAGGCACTCATGAAATTTGGACCAGACTTATCGGTCTACGATACTTTGACTGTAGGCACTGATGTCTACAATATTGCAGATTACTCTGATAATGGTTTCACAGTAACCGCAATACTCGTTAAGGAGAGATCGTAATGTTTGATGATGTATTAGCTGACATAGAAGAGGTATTTGGTGGAGCAGCGTGGCGTGCTAATAGCATACCTACATTTCCTACAAACTACCAAGGTAGTATAGGTTCAAATGTTCAGGAGTTTATTCGGCTGAATGTTCTACCAAGCTCAAGTAGCAACTATGCCTACGATGACAAAAAAAGGATAGATGGTTTAATTGCAGTAAAAATGTTTGTAAAGGCAGGCGAGGGTCAGGGGCGACTCATGGCTATCGCTGATTTACTAGATATTGTACTTCAAAACAAAACACTGCCTAACGGCACAAGCCTTGGAACATCTTACTTAAACGTGGAGGGCTTAGACCCTCAAAATCAAGCACTTTATAGTGCATCTTACATAATTCCATTTACAAAATACGGAGAATAAAAATGGCACATATTTCATCACTTGGTGCAGGTATCTTTACATACCTGGACCTCTTTAAAGGCACAATCCCAGCAAGTACTGATACCGCAGCTGAGTGTGCAGCACTGTTTGTAGGAACAACCCCAGGAACAGCAGACGCAGATCATGTGCGTATGCCTTCTGTGCGTGAGTTCCCATCCGTGGGTACACCTGCAAACATCGTAAACGTACCTGTTTATGGTCAGAAAACATCTTCTCAGGTTCAAGGTCAGGCCGATGCGCCAAGCCTCGAAGTTACTGTTAACTATATTGCAGAAGACATGACAGCAATCCACGCCCTTATTGGTCAAACTGTTATCTTCCGCTTCATGATGGCTGCTTCCGCAGTTACTCCTGATGAAGGAGCCGCTGCAACTTTGGCTGTAGAAAACACAGAATTCTACTTCCAAGGTAAAATTGAGGCTATTCTGGTTAACCCAGCTTTGACAGACTCCACAACTGCAACCGTTACTCTGTCTACTCAGTCAGATTTCTTCGGTCCAGCGACTTTGGCTGCTGCCTAAAACAATTAGGGGGCTCCTCCGGGGGCTCCCTTTTTTTAAGGAATAATTATGGACAAACCATTCAGTAAATCGTTTGTTATGCGTACGACATTGCGGCATATGCGTAGAAGCGTAGACATTAGTATTCGTAAATCATTTGAACGATTCCAAGATTTT